AAAATCAACCTCGGAAGCATCAAACTTTGCTTTTGGCTTTTGCTTAACCGCTGGAAGCGTTGCTGGTTTTGACCTCTTATCGAACTTATCTCGAAACTCAACTAAAGCTTTTTTCATAAAATAAGCCGCATCTCGATCTTCTTCAGCTCCTTTTGCGTCATACCATGCTCTTAAATCTTTATCTAAACGAATATTTGTTTGCACTGTAGTCATATTAAGCTGCCTCGTTTATCTTTTTGATTTCTTTTAATGATTTGAATTTCCCATACGCTTCTGATTTTGGCTGAGTTTGACCAAGCCCCTTGCAATAATAGTCATTTCTCAAAATGCATCTGCACATCCTTCTCCAAGATGGAGCCCATTGCTTAACCTCCAAATCGTGAGGAGCCTCATCTGGAATCGATATGTAACCTCTTTTTTTCCATCCTGACATAAATTTTATAAAGCAAGCCCTATAATGATCTTGCATTTTCTTTGGAAGGCTTTTAAGTAAAAAATTTGTGTAAGACTCCCATGTATGATCTTCGGGTTTTGATATTCTTGTCGCTCCATTTATATTTCCAGTCTCTTGAACATATAAAGCGCCAGAATTTACACCGCTAACCCTATTTATAAGCTTATACCATGTTTGAGGCTCTAAAATATGATAAAGCCAAAGTCCTTTTTTCTGATCATCTCCAAATGGTTGGCAAAGCCTTTGATTGCTAAACTTAACACCGGCACGAGTCATAAGATCGTATATTTTGTTGTAGCAAAGATCTTTACGCTTTGAATGGAAAAGCCATATATCTTCAGTACGCCAATCATATATTGGATATAAGTTATAAAGACCAGATGAAACTTTAGTTGTCCATTTACGATTATTCATCATCAAACCAGTCTTGTCCGAAACTATAGCCCTGTAACGGTGAAGGCTTTCATCTGAACGAATACCAATAAATGCTCCAGTTGTTTTTCCTTGAGAATACCATTTACCAAAAATAACCATTAATTCCTCAAATTCCATTTTCGGAACATAAAAATCATACTGACTTAAATCTGACGCAAGCTCTGGCTTTTCCCTTACCCACAAATCTTTTTTTGATTCATCCCAGCAAACCCATTTAGGCTCATAATCACTAACTGCATTTCTCAGAAGAAGCTCACCACAAAACCAATGCAAATCAATGTGATCTTTATACTTTTCCACGACTTCATTTATATGATCAATCGTTGCTTTGTACTGAGCTTCAAGATCGATAATTAAAAGCCCTACTTTTTTGCCTCTCTTTTTAGCTTCTTCCATAACTAAATGAGTCATAACAGTTGAATCTTTACCGCCAGAATAGCTTATATACAAACGATCAAAACTATCGAAAGACTCTGAAATTCTTTTTTTTGTCTCTTCCAAAACACTAGATTCTAAATATATTTTCTTGCTCATTAATATATCTCCACTTGTCTTCCAGAACTTAATCCTTCTTCCATGGAAACCTGTTCCCTTCCATTAGATGAAAGCCATTTATTCAAAGCATTTAAGGCAACCTTATTTGCTTCTTCCTTCTGCTTTTCTGTTAGCAAATTAAACCCACCACAAAACTTAGAAGGGACACCCGTGTGATAACACATAGCCGCTTGCCCAAGCCAAGCTATTCTATTCATTGCAAAGTTTGTCAAGTAATGTTCGCAAGAATTTACCCATTGAGTAATAACTCCCTCTAAAACCTCTTCAAATAAATCTAAGTTAGATAAAAAATCTCTGTACATTTCTTTGCACTGATCCGATGTTTTATCTTTGTAATTCGATTTATAAAAACCAGCTTTATGGCATTCCCAGCTATGAAAAGTATGGAAAATCCTTTCGCCTTTACCTTCATTCGGTATTCTCGCTTCTTGAATAACATCAGAATCAATGCTGTCTGTTAAATCTTCCCAATCGCCAACTTCATCATTAGAAACCCACGCCCGACTGAAATCATTATCACTAAAAAGCTCCTCTAAACCAGATATTTGACAAAGCCTTAAAACCTCCTCTTCATCCATGCCAAGCTCTTTAGCTATTCGAGCGTTTCGCCAATTTCGGTTTTTAAGCTCGATTACAATTTCACTCATAGCATCTACTTGATGCTTACCTCTTGCCCTGTTATGCCGGATAGTTGATGCAATACGATCCTGCTTTCCAGATTGCTCTGTTCTTATATCAACGACAGGCAAATAACCTTGAACGCGCTGATTAACAACCTTGGATTCTTTTCCTACTCTGTGCCGGTGGAATCCGTCAATAACCTCAATCATATCTTTTTCAGGATTGCCCCAGCTTACAATTGGTTGAGTATAGCCATCATTAACAATTGAAAGCTCCAGCAATTTCATTTCTGGGGGAGCGACTTTGTTTGGGTTGTAATCGTTATGCGTAACACGGTCGTTTTTTACCCACTTAACAAAGTCAACAGGCTCATTTTTAAATGGGCTTAAGTTATGCAAAAACCCCCTAATCTCATTTATTGAATCAATGCGATCATCTAAATTCATTTCAGACAACACCATTTCAAGCATTTTAAAATTAACTACAGAATTTAATTTCATTCTCTCACCCTCTTATTTATTGACATTTAGCAACGCTATACGGTGATACTAATACCGCTATCAGCGTATAGCAAGCTGTTATTTATGCTTTTATCATCAATATTCAACATTCGTGCATTCATCGCAAAAATGATCACCGCTCGCACCTTCTACCATGTCGCAGATTAGCTCTACCTTGTCGCAGCTTGCACACGTTGTTGTTTCTTCTGTCATATATCACCTTTATTTATCTTCTACCATTTTAGAAACTGCTTTGGCTAAAGCATCCTCAATAGCCCTCCGTAATTTAGGATTAGCCGACATATTTTCTATAGCCTTTCTAACGCATTTGTTAACTTCTTGATTCACTTCGTATTTAACCCACTCTTCGTTAAGAGTGCTTTCTAAGCTGGCTTTTATCAGCTCGTTAAATTTATCATTATGCGCCTGCATATGATGCATAACAGAACGCTTTAAACCTTCAACCTCTATTTTAATTAATGGTATATCCATAATCTTTACCTTTATTTAGTTAATAGTTGTCATTTAGAGGGGTTGGTAACCTATATAGATAACCACCCTCACGCATAAAATATCATCACAATATAAACACAAACACTTATCAGGAACCTTTTAACGTCTTGCCGGACTACCTAGCCGAGTTTAAGCACTTCAACCGGTGCTACTTAGGCGATTTACTTGATTAGCTCAAAACGCTTGATTGGTTACCGTTTAACCTGTTTAGTTAATCAGCTATGAGTGATATAAGCTGATCGCGCACCCCTCTTAAGAGCTGCCTGTGTTTATTTGGCTAACGCTTGGTTTTTGCCGTGTTGAAAGATATAGGTTTCAGGTACGATTAGTTTTTAACGAGTGTAAACGTGCTGCATTGAAGAACTCGCAGCGTGTGGAGGGATAAGCTTTAGAAAGGATGCCCGCAAATAGCAGGCACAAAAAAAGGCTATTAATTATAACTAGCCCGAAACTTGGTAGGGGCGTTCAAACAAGGTAGAAAATAACCCGATTCGAACTAGCTATAATTAATAACCCTTACCTTATTTGAACTTTCTTAAGCGCTACCAAACGCTGTAGATTTATACTTTCTCAAGTTATCCCCTGTCTTAAAGATATTCGTCAACTACACAATACTGTTTAGTTAATTGAATACTCAGGGGATGTGTATATTTTAATACACTGAATAAAATAATCAAGCACCCCTTTTAAAACGATCTGGGATAGGAGGAATATTATACTCTGCTCTTTCTTCTTCCGTCATTGCTCTTTCTTCTCCACACCACTCACAACGCATTTTAGTCCAATATTTTGGTACTGTGACGGTCGGTTCAAACCTGTGATCACTTCCATTTAAACATGGTGCTTTAAAAGCTTCATAAAAATAAGAAATTGACGTTGTAAATGTAAATGTTTTCTCACAATTACAGCATTCTTGCTGATGTGTTTCATCTTCATCATACCCGTAGCCATCATCATGATTGATTTCTTGTTCATGCCCACAATATGGACATTTTATGTCACTCACAATACACCCCCTTTAATAGTCTATTAATAATTGAATTTCTGGCGATACTTGCAATAAATCAGCTTCCTTATTTCGTCTTGTTGGATATCTGTCGCCGAAATTTCGCAAGTTTTCCAATGCTGCACCCCAATCACCCGTGGTGACCTGACGCCAAAAGTTAGGAGTCGCCACCTCTAGCCGGCCATATTGAAACGCCACTGAGGCTACTACAGTTTGACACTCATCAGATAAATCATGAAAATTATCGTAAGCATCAGCATAAAACCAGGCTTTAGCTAAATTGCGGCTCATGAATTTATGCACTGTCATGTTGATCTTTATTTCATCACCTTTGGTTATTTCTAAAGGATTTTCAGATAAAAACTCAACAGCATCTCTTCCCGTATATCCGCAGTAAGGTGCCAATTTTGCAACAATATCGTCATTAAAAAGAAGCTTAAGATCAATCAAGCTTCTACATCCAATATCAAAACCGCATGCGATTGTGACGCCTGAATTACTATTTTCCGCGTCTGGCACATAACCAACACGTCTAGAGCCTTCTAATTCTGCTATAAATTTATAATCAATCATGCTTCACCCTCAAACAAAATCAATACTTTTTATTTTAATATCGAAATCTTGACCAACATTTAATTCTGAAATTTCAAAATGTTGATAATCAAAATCATCCCCAACATCAAGAATTAAGTCAATGCAGTGGTCTCCATACCCATCTGACTCAAATTTCTGCAAAGCTTCTATTAATTCCGACAATGTTATATTTTCATCTATCTCCATTGACATCATTCTTCACCCTCAAATATAACGTTAACTATTTTCTTTTCTCTCATGTAGCCCTGTATCGCCTTTAGAAGTGCGTTGTTTTCTGGCAATACAATTAGGCGGCAATCAGCTAAACCGCTTTCTTTCTGGCGCTTACGGCGCTCTCGTTCGTACTCTGCTCGCTCTTCTTTACTTTTCATTCAACACCCTCTTAGATTGCGGCCTTTCGACCGCGTTTGAATTATGAAAATTCAGCAACCGAAGCCGCTATAATTTCTACAAGGTTTTCTATTTTATGGTGGTCACAAGATGGAATTGGCATTCCGTCACAATCAAGAATCTCAATCTGAAAACCATTTCCCGCATCAATTGAATAACCGTGATTTTCATGCGACTGAAAACAAACCCCGTAATTCTCACCGTCAGATTCAATAAAAATGATTGTATTTTCTTGTTGATAGTTTTGCTCAACTTCTAAAATTTCTACATTTGACATTTTGTTACCCTCTAGTTTGTGTTTCGCGTTGTGCGTCTCAGTGGTGGTAATAGTACACGCGTGTATTATAAGAGTCAACACGCGTGTATTAAATAATTTAAATTAATTTAAATCACGCACAAAAAAGCCCCAGTTAAGGGGCTTATGTATAGGAAACTTAATTATCTATATATAAAATTATTTATGTGTATAGGTTTTGTGTCTTTTTCGATTTAGTTCTCTTGCAAATTTTCTAGATTTTATACACAAATTTAAATCGACTGACAAATACAGAGGCGGCAATAAGCAAACCCACTGGCCATAAGCTCTAGTTATATGCGGCTTATCAGATATCGCATCTAAACTTAATTCACACTTTTTTGATATTCTTTTCATCACACCGCCCTCATTTAGCAACAAGCTCAAATGGCGCATAATTAAATACGCACCACCACAAAGCAATAGGAATAATCGACGTAATACCAAATAACAAAAAATCACGGCGATTAATTCCTGCAAAGCCATGAGTCACAATAAAAGCGCCAACCCATCCAAATGTAAAATAAAATGCAACTAACAACGCAACTAACCAACCAAATATAGCCATTACACCGCCCTCACCTTTTCAACGTATTCATAACCGCGATTACCCATAGTAATCAAACCTTCCTGATAAAAGTCTTTTAGCATAGCGCCTGCCGTTGCTGCTCCAACGCCATAACCTAACAATTCTTTCTTGCTAGGCTTCGATAGCTCCCGCTTCAGTACCGCCTGTTTAATTCGCTCGTACTCTTTGTGAGTCTTAATATCTGGCGTTTCTTTTTGTGTAGTCTTCTTTGATTTTCGGGACTGGATCTTTGGTTTTTCCTTTTTATTCATAGACTTAGCTGAGTCCTGCGCAATTCGCTTTCTAGTACTCCACAAATCCCGACTTAAAACAGCCACCACTAGGACTCCGGCAATTGTTATCAGTCCCGCAAAAAATGCCTTAATATTGTTCTTTTGATTAGCAATTCCATAGTTCTGAAAAACCGCGTCGGACTCGTGAATTTGTTGTGACTTACTTTTTTTAATTTCTTGAAGCGCTGCTAATGATCGATCGATCCTTTCAGCTTCAGCCTGCTTTTGCTTGTTCCAGCTAGTTGTGTTATTTCTCGTTGTTTCAAGCTTATCATTCCAATCTTCAACAGATTCAGAGGCAAGACTTGCGTTAGTTAAAGCAACATCGATAATAGCGGCGTCAATCTCAGCAGTTTTCTTATTCTCAATGCTTGCTGAGTTAGCTGAAAAATATGCCATCAATGTAAAGATTGAACTAGCAAGAAGCAGGGCGCAGAATGGATAAAGCGCATACCAGCCCTTTCCATAATCTCTAACCATCATATGAGCCATAGCCGAAAGATAGGCTAGGGACGGATCGAGACAAGCCATAAGCGCAGACTGCATTATTTTGCTTGCTTGGCTATCTCCCATAGTCCAGCCGTAACTAGCATTAAAAAACATACTAGAGCCAATCAAAGCCAAGCCTAATATCATGGCTATAAATAACCTTGTACCACTGAAAAACGTTACTAAATAGTAACTTGCTACCTCCGAAATATTCGCATTCTTCATTTTCCCACCCTCTGATTGATTTAAAGCCCAGCAACATATGTGCTAGTAAATTCGTTGTATTCTCTTACCAATCGATTAAATTCGTCTTTATTGTCTTCGCCAAATAATTCGCTTAACTCGCAATCTATAAAACATTCGAAATCATCGTAATCTAAACCCAAATCTTTTATCGCTTGCTTGACCATTTCAGCTTTATAGGCGTCTATGTAGTCATACATGCGAGTCAATTTACCGCGACTGACCAGTCCGTGAATAGCGTTTGCCGTTGTTCCTGCCCCTTTAGCAAAAGAACCTATCGTACATCTAATTCCCTCTTCAAAAAGTATTTGTTTTACCGTTTTTTTTTGTTGAATATCTTCAACTTTACGCATTTTAAAAATCATTCTGTACACTCCCTAAAGCCTGTTAGCCATGCATTCCACTTACCCAGGCTGATAGCTTCGCTGTATGGATTGTGCTGCTCTGTCTCGCCGTTTCTTTTTGCCTCCCAGCCTAGGTTGTAGGCTGTGACGTAAATATCGCTATACACTCTATTGTCGTATTCAAGCATTACGCACCCCCCATCAATGGCAACGCCAGGGCGGCCATGACTATTCCAAAACATACCCATTCAGTTATTGTTGTGTCAGTGTCGTATCTCATTGTCGTTTTTCTCTAGGTTGGTTGATCTAATTAATTTTTGCTCAAAGTGCATTGGCACCACAAATGCGGCACAAATAACGCCGATAATTAATCCAGCAAGCGCGATTTTTAAACCTAAATCTTGATTCATATTTCTACTAGATCCTGAATATTCTTATTGCCAACTTGTAAAAGTGCGCGCGTGAAATGCGGTTGCAGCATTGGCGGCTTTTTCAATTTCTCGCGCTTTTCATTAACTTTATCAAGCAATTTGTCAAAGTGCTCTTTTTCTGATTCATAAAACGTCGGTCTAAAGTAAGTCATTGTTTATTTCTCCAATTGATTTAAACGAATCATAGCTTCTTAAAATTAATATGTCAAACGACTTGACACATGATATGTCAGGCACTATATTTGATTACGTGTTAAGGCAAACACACTAAGTAAACACGCGGCGCCGGTATGGGTCGCTTTTTAATCAAAGGGTGAAACTATGGATATTGAATTCAAGATTCTACAGGCGGCACGAAAAGAAACGCATTTCGAGCACGCGCCAAACTTCGACGAGAACGAAGATCAAGATTTGTGGATGACTCAATACGCGGTTAACGTCTATGCGTTGCTAGATAAAGAGATTAAAGCCGAATTACTCAGTGATTTTGTTTATGAAACAAACAAGTCACCGTTTGATGAACAGGATCACGAATTAAGCTTTTCATGGGGTGAGGGTTTCAAAGAGTTTTTATTGTCATCGATGAAAGAGACATTAACCGATCATCTCGCCGAACAAAAAGCCGAATATTTTGCCGATCCGTTTAACAAGCCGGAGCTAAATTATGATTAACATAGTAGAAAAACTTAGCAGTATTCAAGAAAACCTAAAGGTTTCAAAAAGCCAGTTTAATAAATTTGGCGGCTATAACTATCGAAATTGCGAGGATATTCTAGAGGCTGTTAAACCTCATTTAGACGGCTTGGTTTTAACTATGAATGACGATATAACCATTGTTAGTGATCGAGTTTATGTTAAAGCTACGGTTTCAGTCAGTGACGGCCAGCAAACCATAGACGCCACCGCATTCGCACGCGAGCCATTATCAAAAAAGGGTATGGATGAAAGCCAGATTACAGGGGCGGCGAGCTCGTATGCAAGAAAGTACGCGCTTAACGGATTGTTTGCGATTGATGACGCGAAAGACAATGACGCATTAACATCTGATACACCGCTATGGTCAAGCTCTGACAAACTGAAATTTGATAATTTTTTTGATAGTGGGGATAGCTTGGGCTTATTCGTAATGAGTCGAGTAATGGGAGAAGGTTTCGAGCCTTTTTATGATTCTTTTCCCAAAGGCCTTATTACAACAAATAAAAAACGGTTATCAGAATTAATTTATGAAGGTAATAAACAAATCGACGTCATTGCTGTTGAGCTTGATCAACTTGTTGAAAACAACGATATAGCGTATCAGCAAAACTGGGGCGAACTAACCAAAGACGAAAAAACAATAGTGTGGCCGCGTCTATCGAAAAAAACACAAGAAACCTTAAGAGGAAATGCAAATGCATAAAATTGGCGTAGAGTTAAAAATTGATGTAACGAAAATAGAAAAAGATCGATTGTACAAGGGTCAAAAAGGAACTTACTTAACGATGACAGCTTTTATCGATCCAGATAATGCGGATCAATACGAAAACAACGGTATGATCACGCATAAAAAGAACGAAGGAGAAGAGCGAGCGCCAATACTTGGAAATGCTAAAGTATTTTGGAGAGAGGGCGGTAATGATCAAGCACCGAAGCCCCAGCCCCAGCAGGCACCCCAGCAAGCGCCAGAAATGGATAGCTTCGACGATGACATCCCGTTTTAAAAAGCGCAAAACGAGGGTTTTATTTTGTCGGGTGCATTAATAAAAACTAGGTTTAATACACATAAAAATGTAAAGCGTGGGTTTTATTGGCAAAAGCCAAAAGTAAGTCATGCGATAATCGATATACTAAAAAGAGCATCTTATTTTTTTCCAATCGGGCGAAATTTAGCTGTTAATTTTTCTGAAAAATATGCTTATGAAAATAGCGGCTCTGGCCGCATCACTCATCAGTCAGCAGTAAATAGTTTTGGGTATGGTTATTTAATAAACGGTAAATGGTCTTTTTGTGGATGGGAGCTAGATTATGAATTGAGCTTAGCAAAAGAGTATTGTGTACTATCTACACGAGAGCATAAAACACCTTGGCTAGATAGTATTGTTAATCAAAATAAAATTGCTTATTTGAATGCGAAAAAAGGTACTTATAAAAATATTACATACTGTCCAGCGTGCGGAAAAAGTACTAAGGGGGAAAATAGATATTATTGCAAATCTTGCGAGATGAAGTTATACCATTTGAGAAAAAAAGAACACGAACTAGCTGTGGCTAAACAGCTAACCAAAAAACTAAAAGAGGAAATAAAAAATGAAATCCAAAGAATTGAGAAAACTGCTAATTGATTCTATCCAAAAAGTACAAAACGGCGACCTAACACCAGCCGACGGTCGAAACGTTGTTGGAATGGCGAATCAGATTAACATATCTGTTCAAACTGAATTAAAAAAAGCGCGGCTTGATATTGATACTGGCGCACAAGTTCAAAAAATTGGCGAAATGAGTTTAACTTAAATAAATCAGCGCAAGGAAGCGCACCACATTAACTAGTAGGTAATTGTTATGCAAAGTTT